GGAGAACATGTCCTCGTAGACCGCGTCGAAGATCTGCGGTCCGACGAACACGCGTTCGAGCTTGATGCGCCCGGCTTCCTTGGCGTTCATGTCCTTCTGCAGCGTGGCCTTGCGCCGCGCGACCTTGAGCTGCGCGAACGAGTAGGCCGCGGCAATGAGGTTGTTGTGGTTGGCGTGGAACACCGCGGTGGCGTCACCGTCCCACGCGGAATTGGTGAGAAGCTTGCCCCACACCTGCTCGTTGAGCGTGCGGTCGGCCGCGCCGGCGAGCTTCTTCGGGATCTGCCGGAAGACCTTCAGGTCGTCGTTGACGATCGACTCCCACGAGATCGGCGCCAGGCCGCCGCGCTTGGCGATCTGTGCCGTGACTTCCTCTTCCGTCGGCAGCCCGAGGTCGACGTAGGCCGCGTCCTGCAACACGACCGGCAGGCTCGCGAACTCGCCGAGCCTGACGATCGACCGCGTCTTGAAGTCCGTGACGGGCACGGTGCTCGCGATCAGCCGCCAGTGGTGCGGGAGCGACGCGTACTCGCGAGCGAGGCGCTTGTTCTGGATGTTCGCCAGGATGTTGACGAACCCGGTCGTGAGGATCGTCGCCTCGAGGCCGGCGCCGCCCATGCGCAGCGCGAGTTGGAAGTAGTCGTTCGACTCCCAGTCGACCGACTCGAGCACCGCCGACGGTCTCCGCGAGTTGCGGATGAAGTCGAGGCCCTCGAGGAAGACGTCGCCCTGGATCACCTGGTAGGCTTGTTTGATCCCGATGAACGCCGGCACCCTGGTCTTCTTGCCGGCGGCGTCGACGAGCTCGCCGAACGGCTTGCCGTCGAGCATCGCCTCGAGCGCGCACTCGGCCTGCTCGCCCGTCGACCACTGCTGCGTGAAGTGGGGCACGCGGTCCTCCGACTCGAGCAGCCCGCCGCCCGACGCCTGCGCCGCGCCGATGCCCGCCTTGAGCGAGGTCAGCCAGTCGGTGCAGTCCTTCTTCGTGATCTTGCCCGCGGCCTCGAGCAGCGCGCCGAGCTGCTCGCGCGCGAACTGCGTGAGCTTCACCGGCAGCTTCGCCGCGTCGATGCAGGCCTCGATCACCGTGCGGCCCGCGTCGAGTCGCATCTCCGCGATCTCTTCACGCGCCGTCGAGTCGACGACGTCGTCGTCCTCGCCTTCGCCTCCCGGTTCGCCCTCCGGTTCGGCTTCGAGCGTCGCCGCCTTGCGCTTCGGCTTGCCCTTGGGCTTCGGCCGCACCTTGCCGCGCTCGGCCGGCCGCGCGACGGCATCCGGTGCTTTCGCCAGCGCCTCGAGCACGGCACCGACCCCTTCCTCCTCGACCTCGGCCTGGCCGAGTGCCTCGAGCAGCGCGTCGGCGCACTCCTCGCTCGCCGCCTCGAGCAACGCTTCGGCCGACTCGATCGACTCCCAGCCCTTCGGCAGGAGCGCTTCGAGCGCGGCCCTCTTGTCCACCGGCACGTACCGGAGGAGCCTCTTGAGAAACCCCTTCATCGCTGGCCTCCTTTGGAGCGCCTCGAGTACCGGTACCAGCCGGCCGCCGGCGCTGGGTTGACTGACGAGATCGAAACCACGAATCGCGCGCACCTCGGTCGGCTCGCGCGTGCCGTCCCCGACAGACCGGACCGTGATCTGGTCTTCCGGGACGTGGATCGAGATCCCGACGGCCTTCCCCATCCGACGGGCAATACCAACAACCTGCTCGAGTAGCGACACCCTCGATGCGATCAACTCGGGATCGCAGACGACCTCGGCAACACCGGACGCGTCGAGTTCGACGCGCGCGTTGCGCACGACGGCGACGTCGGCGCCGTCTAGGGCGTCGGGCAGTAGGCGCGCGATCGCCGGCGGTAGCGACCGCCGCAGCGCCTCCCAGTGATGGCCTAGGCGCTTGGAGCCGTCGGGCGAGAAGTCGTAGAACCGGATCTTCACGCCGTCCGCGAGCTTCGCGATCTGCTCGAGAACCGTGCGCGTCCAGCGGTTGCCGTTCTGCGATGTGCCCTCGCGGATCAGCACGGCGCGGTAGCCCGCCTCGAGGACGAGCTCGCCCCACGACTGGTACCGGCGACGTCGCACCTACGCCGCCGCCCCCGTCACGCCGAGCTTGCCCAGCTCCCCGATGAGCTGAGCCTTGCTCAGCGACTCGAGGTTCTTCCCCGTGGGCGGCTTCACGCCGTGCTTGACGGCGAGGGCGAGCAGCTCGTCCTTGCGCAGCGCTGCGAGCGGATCCGGCTCCCCGAGGTCGACCTCGGCGATCGCCTGGAGCAGCTCCTCGTGGTTCAGGTCGCGCCACTTCGCGATCCCGAGCTTGTTCGCGATCGTGCGCAGCCGCTCGACGTCGAGCCTCATCAGCGGGTGCTGGAGCGGGCTCGCGCCCTCGACGTCCGCCGGCTCGGCCTCGTGCTCGTACGGCAGCTCGATGCGCGAGCCGTCGCTCAGCACGACCGAGACGAACGGCTCGACGAGGTTCCCGTCTGCGTCCTCGTCGAGCAGCGTGAGACGGTCGCGCCGGTGCAGCTTGGCCGCGAGCACGTGCTTGCGCTCGATCTTCACCGGCCGGTGCACGTAGCGCACGCGCTTGGTCTTCGAATCGACTTCGCCGCGGCTGTGCTCCATGATCTCCATCCGTCCGGGGTCGAACTCGCACAGGCGCACGAACTTCGTCGCCTTCAGCTTGCCGGCGAGGAAGCGCTCGACGTGGTCTGTGATCGCGGCGCGCTCGTCGTCGTTGGCGCGCCGCTCGTTGGCCACCGTGCGCTCGGTCACGCCGCGGAGCACGGTCGGGTAATCGTTGGCGAGAATCTGCATGGACATGCCTCCTATGCGACGCGGCGAAGCGCCGACTCGTTCGCGGGTTTCGGGACCAGGTAACACCCACAGCCGAGCGTGGCCGACGCCGGCGCCCCGGGCTGCCGCGGGTAGTCCATCTCGGTCGAGCCGCCCTCGCGCAGCGGCACCGTGAAACGCTCGTGCGCGCCCACCGTCTGCCCGTCGATCGCACGGTGCTCCGCACGCTCGATCCCCGACCAGCGCCAGAGCTTGTTCGTCCGCACGATCGCGTCGAGTGCCTTTACCGACTGGTCGGTCAGCATCGAGTGGATCCGCAGCGTCTCCATGCGGTAGATCCGCTCGGCGCGATAGCTCCAGCGCTTCGCACCGCCGAGTGCGGCATTGATCTCGGCCGCGGCGTTGAAGGCACCGGGCCCGGCGCCGAGCGCCGAGAGCCTCACAACACGGTTGACCTCGGCGAGGACCTGGGAAGCGAGGCCGCCCGTGCGCAGCCCGATCAGGTCCGCCGAGAAGTCAGCCGCGAGGTCGATCAGCTGCGGGCTCGCCGCTGCGATCACAGGCGGCTGCCGGCCGAACGGCAGGAACGTGTTCGCGTAGTCGTCGGCCATCGCCTCCGCGATCGCGGCCTGCCCCTTCATGCCGTCGCGCACGATCACGCCGAGGTCGGACTCGAGCGCGCGCAGCTCGTTTTCGACCGAGTTGACGACACCGGCGATGAACGCGCGGTTCATCGCGTACCGATCGGGCAGCACAGCGAGAGCCCGGGCGCGGAAGGCGTCGAAGCGGCGGCGGGTCCGCACCAGGTCCTGGACCTCGATGCGCAGCCCGCGGGCGACAAGCCGGCGCATCCGCCGCTCGTAGCGCTCGAGTGCGCGCTGCGGCGACTCCCTACGCACCGAGCCGCTCCTCCGCGCGATCGCGGCCGTCTTCCCCGCCGTCGTCCGTCCGGCTCTTGCGCGTCACCAGCTGCTTGAGCTGCCCGACCAGGTCCTCGGCGCTCACGCCCATCTCGGGCAGGCCCATCAGCTTGGTCGGCACCTCGAGGCCCAGCTCCGAACGCACGAGCTGCACGAACAGCCAGTTCACGAGCTCGGGCTTGATGCCGTCGACGGAGCCGACCTGTACGACCGCGGTCGCAATCGACTTCACGATCTCCGAGCCGCGCTGCTTGTCCTTGCCGCCGACCTCGAGGGCCTCGAGATAGAACGCTCCCGCGGGCACTGTGATCCCGGCGCGCTTGCGCAGCTCGAGTGAGACCTCGAGGAAGCGCTGCCAGTGGCCGAGGAGCTTCGTCTGCTTGCGCCGCAGCCGACGGAGTGGCACCAGCGACGACTCGCGCGCGCCGGCGAGCTTCGGCTCGCGGCCCGACCAGCCGAGCGGCATGCCCTTCGAGCCGTAGATCTTCACGCCCAGCTCTTCGGCGAGCCAGCTCTCCGAATCGCCGACCTTGTGCGCCACGATGTCGATCTCGACCTCGGCGTTGGTCGCGATCGCCTTCGGGTTGCGCGGCGGCGTCTTGAGCCCGAGCTTCTGCAGCCTGTCGCGGCCGTCGGACGCAGTGCGGATCGACTTGTCCTTGACGTGCAAGAGGAAATTGCGGCGGATGTTGCCGGTCTCGACGGCACCCCAGATCATCTCGTCCTCGGCGTCGATCATGTCGATCACCGACGTCAGCTCGGAGCGGCCGCGGCGGGCTCCCTCGGGACGATTCCAGGGCCAGAAGAACGTGAGACCGTGCGCGCCGGCGCGACCCGTGACGAATACGCCCGCGTCGCTCGCCGTCGTCTCCGTGATCAGGTAGCGGAAGCCCTTCTCGTTCTTCACCTCGGCCGGCCACGGGTCGATCGCGATCTGGTCGTTGAGCGAGTCGAGCACGAAGTAGCGCAGCACCTCGCGCCCGGAGCCGCCGTCGACCTCGAGGAACGCATCGCGGCCGCGCTTGTCGCGTACGACCCCCGACACGCGCAGCGGATCGAAGAACCCCACCTCGAGGTGGCCGTCGACGGGCGAGAGGTCCGAGGCCAGCACGAGCTCGCCCTCGTGGACCAGCGCACGCGAAAGGCTCTCGTGGCGGTCCGGCAGCCGGTTGCGCGGATCGTCCCAGACCTCGTCGAGCATCGCCTGCAGTGCCGTGTTGTCGACGAGCTCGCGCGTGCCGTCGCCTGAGGCCTCGCCCTTCGGGATCTGCTTGGCCTTCGGCCGGATGCGATCGCCGAGAAGGAAATCGAGCGTGGTCTCGATCAGGTTCTCGGCGCTCCCGCGCAGTGCATACGTCATGTGCGCGAGCTGCAGGATTCGCCGGCGCTTCGAATCGTCGAAGTCGCGCTCGTAGATATCGGACGAGCCCGTGAGCACCTGGCGGTAGAGGCTCTGGCGCTGTGTCCCCGTCAGGCGCGCGTCGGGGTCGTCGGCGACGTCGAGTAGGCCTTCGAGCCGGCCCTTCTCCTCCTCGAGCTCGTCGACGCGCGCCTGCCAGCTCGCGGCCTGCGCCTGTGCTTTCGCCTCGAGCTCGGCGGCGCGGCGCTCGAGCGCCGACAGGCCGAGCTTCTCGCGGATGCCGCCGAGGACGGTCTCGAGCAAGCTCACGCCGACAGCCTCATCGGCACGCGGTGGCGGTGCGGACCCCACTCACCCGTGTCCTCGTCGTCGTTTTCGACGGACGCGGCCGCAACACGGATCCCCGACGTCGAGATCTCACCGCGCGGCAGCGGCACCTCGTCGCCGGCAGCGCCCGCGCCCTCGAGCACCGCGTCGTCGGCGAAGGCGAGCGCGATCGCGTCGTAGCGGTCGGGCGAGATCCCGACACGCGCGATGTACTGGTCCTTGTCCTCGAGCTTGCGCTTGCCCGTGGCGCTGAACGTGTAGCGCAGGCTCGTGATCTCGCGCTCGAACGACGTGTCGGCCTGCTCCTGTCCGATCTCGACTGCGAGCGAGATCGTCCCGTTCTGGAACCGGATCTGGATCGACTCGGCCATCTCGGAGCGCCGGTTGAGGTGGTACTCGGGCCGCTGCGAGGCCTCGGAGGGATGCAACGGCACGAGCTGGTCGAACGTCCCGTCGGCGAGCAGGATGTCGACGACAGCACCGCCGATCCCGGAGTCGTCGACGAACGCGACCTCGGGCTCCCACTCGGCGATCGCGCGCTTGAGCTCGCCCGCGGTTTCGTTCGTGCGCAGCCCGTGGTGCTCCTCGAGCTTCACGACGTAGTCGCCCTCGCGGAAGGCGAACACGGAGGCGGCCTTGCCGCGGCGCGCGATGTCGGCACCGATCGTGCGGCGATCGCGGCGAAGGGGCGTGCCGCCCGGGTCGGCCTCGCGACCGTAGGCGTCCATGACGTCCTTGATCGAGACGAGCCCTTCGGTGACGTTGCGCGGGAACACGCCGAGCACGTTGGTCTGCACCCACGGCGACTGCCGGCCGTACTTCGCGATGTAGTCGCGCGCCCACTTCAACGAGACGTTCGGCGAGCGGTCGGGGTCGTCCGGGTCGCCCGTGACCTCGACCACCTCGTGGCTCGCGCGGTAGCGCGTGCAGGCGTCGTACAGCGGGCCCCACGCGTAGAGCGCATTGCCGGCCTTGACGACCTTGCAGTCGCCGTTGGTCGCGAGCACGCCCTCGGCGGCCTCGACCACAGCCGTCGGGTAGCCCGAGACCTCGTCGAGCAGGAACATGCAGCTGCCGGCGTGCAGGCCCGCGAGGGTCTCCTCGAGCTCGCGCGGGTTCGCCCCGCGCTTCCACTTGCGGGCCGAGATGAACCACGACTCCGGATCCGACCAGCGCGGATAGATCCGCTCGGCCTGGAACACGAAGTTCGCGCGCAAGAAGGCCGAACGCTTCCACACCGCGCGCAACTCGGACCAGAGACCGTCCTCGAGGTTCTGCTCGGTGATTGAGGTGACGGCGACCTTCGACTCCGCGCGCGTGCCGAAAAAATTCCACGCGGCGCGCGCGAGCCACCAGGTCTTGCCCGGGCCCTTGCACGCCTTCAGCGCGAGACGGCACGCGCCCGGGAACAGGCGGAAGGCCTTGACCTGCCAGGGCTGCGGCTGCTCGCCGAGCTCGGTGACGACGAAGTCGACCGGGTCGAGGCGCCAGCGCGCGAGCGTGATCGACGCCTTGCGCTGCAGCTCCGCTTCGGCCGGCGGCTCGGCCGGCATGACCTCGCCGGGCTCGCCGGCGTCGAGCTGGCGCCGCGCCTCGGCTTCGACCTCGGGGTCGGAGGAGGCCTCGACGATCTTCACCCACGTCCCGAGCTCGACCTCGGTTTTGCTCGCGGCATCGGCGCGCTGGGCGCGCTTGCCCATCCCGCCCCAGCCCTCGAGGAGCGTGCGCAGCGGGCCCGCCTTGCCGGCGTGGGCGCGCTCGAGGGCGACCTTGCGCAGCAGCTCGGCGCGCACCTCGCGCGCTTGCGCGCACAGCTGCTCGAGCTCAGGCGAGGCCTCGACGAGAGCCTTCAGCGCCTCGTGGGTGCGGCCGACCAGCATGGCGCCCGCGGCGAGGTCGGCGCCCTCGAGGATCGCGCCGAGCACCAGGCCGAGCTCGCGCTCGTCGAGCGGGGTCGTCCGGCCGGCGCCGGGACCGCGCACCCCGGCGAAGCGGTCCTCGGGCCGGCCGAGCGTCAGCCGCGCCTGCAGCCCGCGCAGCTCCTGGCCGATTTTGCCGGTGCCGAGGGCGGCAACCAGGCAGTCGAGGACGGTTGGGATCGGAGCGGACGCGGGTGCGGGGCGGGTGTGGACGCTTCGGTCTGCGGGGGGACGCATTCCCGAGGACGGCACAACGGCCTCGCACCGCGTCCCCCCGGATGCCCTTCGAGAATATGGGGTTAGACCTCAGCGGTCAAGAATTCCATAAAGCGCCCGCACCGCCGAGTTGGTCCCCACCGCCTCCGCAGAGCGGGCGCCAGGCCCCGCGGAGGCGGGCCCCGCGCCCGCTGCAGCCGTGGCCTCAGCGGCGCTCCACAAGCCGCTCTGTGGCCTCTTCGGCGGTCGCAAAAAGCGACGTGCGGCAGACGAGCGCGACGACGCCAGGCTGCTCGTGCACCAAGACCTTCACGTGCAGAGCGAGACGGTCGCCGCAGCGCGCACAACGGTCGGTGTCTTTCACGGGTTGCCCCCTTCCGCGAGCAGCTGCTCGACGCGCTCCGGCGTCAGGCACAGCCGCCTCGTGCCGTCCAACGCGAGCAAGCGCAGGACGCAGCACTCCCGCGCCTGGAACCTCTCGCACTCGGCCCGCACCAGGGCCATGGTGTCGATTTGGATCGACGCCACCGAATACACGTCCACGGGACCCTGCGGCGCGATGGCAAAGACGCCTGAGTCAGCCTCCAGCACGAGGTATCCGGAGCTGTCCTCGTGGTCCGGAACGCGCACGTTCCCGGACTGCACGCAGTCGATCGCCACCACAACCACGACAGCCGCCACCGCGAGCGCGCAGAGGTCCACGATCACAAACCACCGCAGATGGGTCATGGGTTCACCTCCAGGAAATCCGCCGCGGCCTTCACCGCACAGAACAGCTCCTCCGAACCCCCACGGTCCGGATGCACCTTCCCCGCCGCCGCGAGATACGCCTCCCGCGCCTTGCCGTTCAGCACCTCGACCACGGCGAAGCTCGAAAAGCGCGCGAGCACCGCGGCCGCCTCCTCGCGCGAGCAAGGCGCACCCGAGGCCGCCGGCAGTGCCCGCCAGCCCCGGTACTGCTCCCCACGCCGCACGATCCCGTACCGATCGAGCCGCCGCAGATCGTGCAGCCCGAGGGCGATCGCACGGACGTTGTCCTGCCAGCCCGTGAACCGATCGCAGGCGATCCGCAGCGGCCCGTGCTTCGAGCCGAACGACAAGATCACCCCAGGATGCCGCGCCCGCGCCGTCGCCTTCGGCCGCGTCCCGTCGACCGTGATCTCAGAGTCCGCCACCGCCAACTCGACCGTCCCGTCCTTCGCCGCGATCGCACGCAGCTCGGTCTCGAGCAGCCGCAACGTCGAGCCCCACGAGGCACCGAACGGCGACCGCACCCGCGACGGGGTCTCTGCACCAGGCCACGACACGATCGGCCGACAGCGGAACCCAGGAATCATGGCTCCCAGACCCCACCCACACCATCCTCGTCGCCGTCGGTGTCGTCGAGCTCGGCCTCGGCCTGCAGCCCGTCGAGGTGCGCGTCGGGTCGATCAAAACCGCCCGCCGACAACGCCGCCGGCCGACCCGGCAAGTCCCACGGCGAAATCGGCTGCACCACATGCTCGGCGGCAAACTCCCGCGCCACAGCCTCCGTGATCGGCGTCAACGCGTAGATCGACCCGCCCGAATAGAACTGCGTCAGCGGCGGACGACCCGGGATGTCCACCCGCAGCATCGCCTGCCCCGCCACGACCTCCTCCGAGCACTCACCCGTGATCCGCCGATGACCCATCAGCTCGACCAAATACCAGCCCTTGTCCACGGTCAGACCCTCCTGGAGCCCGTTTTGGAACAGGCAAAAAATCGGCGATACAGTGACTTTGCACGGAAAAGGCCCGAAACAGACCGCGGGCCCCGGGGTTATCCACACGTTTTCCAC